TAATGCCTGTGACATCACGGATCATTCGCAAATAATGGTTGTACAGACTAACCAGTTCGTTGATGTTTCGAATGTGGTTGTCAATGGTACGAACAGGCGGATTTTGGAATCCACCCTCTGGGTTCTTACTTCTGTAGTAGAATACACCAGTCTGCTCGTAGATATCATGCAGCTCCAGCGGTTGTAGCTCACCACCCTTGCCGAGCTGTACGTTCTCCAACCCCTCGACGTCGATGATCAAGCCATCAGGTTTAGCCTTAGCCAAAGCTTGCTGAAGCTTAAGGTGCGTAATCTGCAGCATGTCTGCAAATCCTACACAGCCATCGATAAGAGACTTAGGAATCATGCGTCTGATATTCGTCGAAATTGGCGAATAAGACATACGAGCTTTAGAAATATCGTGAACGTTCTTTGGAACGTTGCTCTTCATCCCATAATCAAAGAGCTTGTCGCAACCCAAGATGTAGCTACCACCATACACGGTCTGTATTTCCAGTTTGTGTGGTTTGCGAGAAAACACAGAGTTTTTCTTCTCCTTGTACGAGAACCCCTCGTAGAAAAATCCCTTGTTGCCGTACTTGTTTTCTTTCTCTTCAAAGTAGATGCAGTCAGTAGAGACAAACTCAAAGTCGAGTATATCAACCATGAACTCATCATACCCATACATAGTCTTGTTTAGGGTGCGGTCATACTGAGTGTCGTTAATCCTACTCTTATCGTATCCAGATCTATCTGCAATGGTTTTGGCAATCCTTTCGTAGTCCTCCTCGGAGAACTGATCGCCAGCCAACCGCTTAAGTTCGGATATGCTTACACGCTTAATGTGACCCGCATACTGCAAGTCATTCATGCCGGGGTCTTCCGTATAGCTATGGATAAAGTTAATGGGGTCTACGTACTCTTCGCGAATCCCATAGCTTGGATCGTTGCTTCTCTTGACGACACCCATCCCCAAAGCGACGAGGTCATTAACGACTCTTCTAAAAATGCCGTCGTTAAAGTTGCTCCAAGAGAGCGTGAGGTTTGTTCCTATCTGAGCAGCAATCTCTGCGTCAGTCTTAATGTTGGTCTCCAAGAAGATCTCAGCCTCCTCCATCGTCTCCGGCAAAGCCTCTGGATCTTCACCAAGAACCAACCCGCCAGTCATCTCCTTAAGCTTCAAAAGCTCTTCTCGGAGCATAACCTGATTCTTTATTCTATTCTTCTCCTGTTGTTTCTCTGAAGAAGAGAGTGGATCAATCGCCTCAAGGTTAGGATATGGATCTCTTGACAGAATCTTATTTGCGACAATCTTTGCAAACTTGGGGAGGATTGGAACTGGTGTGTAATCAAGGTTTACCAAACTGCCATCGGCGCTGTTTGGATCAAGGTTAGTAAGGATCTGCTTATAGATCGTAGTATCCTGCGTACCGTTGGCGTACTCTCTGTTACGCTCAAATGTTTTGTTTCTCTGGCGAATCAGTGAGTTCTGATTCGAGAGGCTTCCCCATTGGCTCTCGATGGCCTTAGCGTAACTAGTGCCGTAACCTTCAGAAGACTTTTCTTGTTGGGAAGCTAGTGGATCTGGAAAGTTACTAGACTTCTTGTTACCGTATGATTGCATTACTGTAGGCGCATTTTGTGCAAATATAATAAATTAGCCGATGGGCTTATATCGCCTAAAGAACTTAGACTCAGCAAAGCTAGACTCTTTCTTTTTCTGTTTAACCTTTTGGGCTGCAAGCAAGCACAAACCAGAGCTAATAGAAAGGTCATACTTTGTTCTATTGTCTATTTTAAATCCTATCCAATCTTCTAGGGTTCTGTTGAAATACATCTTGCCGTACTCACCACTGTCTCTGTCAATACCCACATGGTCGTGTATGTATGCCTCTATAGCATGAGCATGAGCTTGAATAACATCCTGAGAGTTTGACGGAATACCCTTTGTCTTTACGTTTACCTTAGCGTTTGGTGCAGAAAGGTGTGCTGGTCTATTCATTAAATACCCATCGTAACCTCTTGATTCAAAGTGTCTTGCAATGCCGTACTTGTTGTTCTCAATCAGTATTGGATACCCATAAAAGACAGCGGCCATAAGAACGTCTTCGTAGAATATCTTAGCTAAAGGCGGACGGGACGCATACTCCAAAACAAACATGTTCGATGGGTGCTCCATGTGAAACTTGTTGTACAGGTGTAGCGCTCCCTTAGACCCCCGTCCATCGACGGTGGCATCAAGGTCATAAGAGTCAACCCCGCCTACCCCCAGCTCTGCATTCGGTGCTATGCGCTTATTGCGCTCGTATTTCTTTTGGTTGCGTAATTCAGTTGGTGGCATCCACGCCACGCGAAACCTGCCTTTTGGGTCGGGCTTAAAAACAACCTCTGTATCCTTCTCCCCGTCCTTCCATATGAAATTTCCAACTACAATAGGGTTGGGGAACAGCTCGTCATTGTATTGTATTTGTTCGTAGATCTTTCCAATATTAAAAAGACTACCCTCAATGCTATCCCTAAAGGCTTCGTCCTCGGTAAATGGGAACTGCCTTATAACCTCGTTCAGCTCTGACGGGTCTTGCTTGAGGCTTTCTCTTTCGTTTTTGAGGTACGTCTTAGCCCCCTGAAAAATGATATCCCCATCAAGACCATCGAGAACCTTAGGAGGATCTTCAACGACTGGATGTCCGTGTGCGTCAAAGAATCCCTCAAGAGAATCATAAGCAGGAATAAAAAGTCTATATAGACCGCTTCTAGTTCTACCATTCGCGTTCCTCTCCGTAGGATTCGAGTCCTTCCAAAGGTCCTTGTACTCCTTTCCCCCTTTGTCCATTGGATTTACGGTGCTTCCCACCATTGCTTTTCCGACGACCTTTCGACCGACGATCAAACAGGTCCGTTGAATCCTCCATGCGTCCCTGATGTCTGTGGGTTTTTCCCATTTGCCTGCCTCATCGAGATACAACAAGTGAAGTTTCTCACCGTCGTATGCGTTGTTAGTTGTATTTTTCCAGTTTACGACCGTATTAAGAGCCTCGCCCTTCTGCGTAGTCTTATTCTTCTTCGTGATTCTCTTACTCGGCTCGCGAAAAGCCAGCTCCATGCGTGGGTTTGTGGTACCATCTTGAATGGGTTTGAAGAAGAAGGGGTAGTGACGAAACATTTGCACCACCTTCTTCATAAAGATATTTTCTTGTGCGTCCTTACCAGTTTTAGACTGGATTCCTAGGAGCTTGTCTTTGACTTGTGTGGCTTCGTCAAGAAGCACAGACGAGCAGATATTCGTGTATCCGCTACGTCTGCACTTCGTATAGAGCTGCCCAATACATCTTGGGTCCGCCTCACACGCTGCTAAATGTAAGAAAATATCTCTTTGGAACTTTAAGTAGCTCGGATAGCCTATATCCATCCGAGTCCACTGAAGCATCATATAGTGACGCCCCGTAATATATGTAGGCTCACCGTTGTTATAAAACCAAAAGCCCTCACGCCGACGGCGAAACTCCTCTTCGATATACGGAGAAAACTTTTGTCGAAACTCCCTTGGCATCTCCCCCCACTCATCCATAGACTTAATCCGAGACAGTTCTGTGGGCATATCAGTGCGCGTCCACATCTGCAGGTTGTCTGGCCGTCCATATCCTGCAATTTCTTTTTTGGGAGGCTGAGCGGGAAGAATAACGACCAACCCACCAAGTTCGATAACTTCACCTTTTGTACCGTTGGGGCAAATAGAGATAGCAAGGTCATCATATTCTTCTATGTTGACGAGGGAGTTCATTACATAACCTGTCCGTACCGATTGCTTCGGAAGCTCGGAACGCCACTCTTTGGGTTGGCTATATCCATGTACTTACCACATTCGCACTTGATGTCGTGGTAAGCGCCATTGTCACCAACCTTGATAGAGACACCAGAAGCCTCTCTGGTCTCACCGCATTCACACTTATACTTAGCCATAATTATCGACCTTGAGAAGCGTACGGCTTCTTGTAGTTTTTTGAACTTTTGTTCTTAGACTGCTTGGTCTTTGAGTGTACGCCTTTGCGACGGACTCTTTTTGCTTTGTAGTTTGATACTTGTACTTTAGCCATGTTAATTAAATTTAGTACACCTGCAGGGACTCGAACCCCGAACCGTTTCATTAGAAGTGAAATGCTCTATCCTGTTGAGCTACAGGTGCATACAGTTACCTGCTTCGTCTTAGCCTAGGTCTATTGTTTGCCCTGTTTTTAGACTCTGGTTGAGGAGAGGTTTTGTTTGATGTTCCAACATGCGCCTCATCAAGACCGTCTCCATTTCCGTACGTGCCCTTACGCCTGTTGATCTTATTTAGCAAAGCACGGTACCTTTTAGCCTTGCCGCCCTTACCGTACTTTTCGTACTCTTTTTTATAGTCGCGCTTTGTGACTTTCATGACGCAAATATAATTAAAGTCCGCGAGGTGGGACTTGAACCCACATGTAACCAGTTACCCTTTCTACAAGGTATAAGCTTGAGGGGATACTCGCGGTTATTTGTTTCTTCTTTCGTGAGTTTTGATTCTGTGGCAGTTAGCACATCTAACTCTGCACTTGCGTATTTCTTTTTTGATGGCGTCTATCCCATATGCGTTGTTCACCATATCTGCTATGTTGCCGGACTTAGACCCCCTAACGTGATCAAACTCAAGTATTATTGGATTTGACTCCCCGCAATCAAAACAACCAAGAATACCCTTAACCCTAGACACAAAAGACCTGTTCCACGCGCGTTGAGACTTGTTATGCTCTAGAGCTTTCTTTTTGTAGTACTCTTTGTTTTCGGCATAATGTTTTTTCTGATATGCCCTATTGTAGGCGCGACGTGAATCAGGGTCTTTGTATGGCATCAGTCCTCAGGGTCTTGATTCCACATCTCGTCCCAGAATTTATAGTCTCTTTTGCGGCTTGCTTCTTCGTACCTATACACTACGTCTTGCCAATTATTTACTGAATCGCTCAGCAAAACCTCCCGTGTAATCTTTTGCTTCTCCGATTTCCCCATTGTTTTCTAGGTCTTTAATCATTTGTTCTAACCGCTGGCGTTCAACGATTAGTTCTTTACAATCAGTAGCTGTCTGCTTTATCGATTGTAGTTCTGCTTTCCGGGCGCTACCGTTAATCTCTGGATCAACGGGCTTTTTGATTTCGTCGATCATATTGTCTATAGCAACCTCCATCGACGACATAAGTCGCTGAGCGGCTTCAATCGTTGTGAACTTCTTCCTCGACATAAAAAAGATCTTCAATTCGTGTGCGGAAGTATTCCTTGTCGTCAATAGTAATTCGGTAGTCTGCGTTCTTTCTAAACCCAACTACGTCACCCTTCTTTACTCCAATCTCTTCAAGCCAAGGGGTGTCGAATGATACTACTCCACGACGAGGCAAGTCCTTTTCAAGCACTACCACCTCGATAAGTTCAGACTGCTTCTTCTCCTCCTCCTCCGCAGCCTCAAGTAAAGTCCATCCAGCCATGGGTCGAATCTTACCATCTTTCTTGCTCTTATATGCAATGGCTTGGTTTCCGTGAGTGTAGTCTGGATTGAAACGCACGATGTAGTGGTTATCCTCTCCTGTCAATGTTTGACCCTCGTTGAGGACTACGTGATGATGGAAGTACAGGGTGTCACCCTCTTCTACACCAGTATTGTATTTAAGTGGGGCGCATACTACGGGCCCCTCCGTTACGCGGTGCTCAAACTCATTGAACTTAGTATCCACGTAAAGCTCAAGACCGCCTTCAGTCTTGATGGTGTCGTTCGTCTGAGACTTAAGCTCAACTACGAACAGATCAAGTGTTTTCATGTTAGAAGTTGCAATCAAATTCAATTAGACATGGCATATCGTCTACGGCTTTCCATAGAACCTGCCCCTCATCGTTATGCAAATATACTAGATATCTAGTCTTTCCATGAACATGAAGGTGCCTGTCGTCAAGAACGATTGCTGAAACCTCGCCATTTCCTGCTTTCATACCAACGTAGTAGGCCATGGCGTTTTTCGGGTCTTGCCCGATAATAATTTTTCTAATAAGTCCTTCCATTTTAATTAAGTGATATGCCCAGCCCCTTGATCAAATCGTCAAGATCTGGACCATCGTCATCAGGCGGGCAGTATGAGTCTGTCATGAAGTCCTTAACAATCTCTAGCTCGTCTTCACTTTGTATGTTGTAGTGAAAGAAAGCCTTCATATTGCTGGTTTCTTCATCAAAAGGTTCCAACAAACCTACGACAAAAGAAGAAATAACTTTATCTTCTAGTCCATATTTCTCTATTAGATCACCAAGAGCAAAGGCTAACTCCTGCATTTCGAACCAGAATCCCTCTTCTTCCATATCACTGTAACGATCCTTATCCATAATGCCTAAAAGTTTAGTTTCAAAAAAGAAGCTCTTCAGGGACTTCTCACGCCTTAATCAAAGGTACGTAAAAAATAATCACCTTAAGTACCTGAGAACTAGGACCATGGAGTTCTGCCAAAAGCACGACATCTTTGAGAAAGAACTGCATTTTATGCTTTGGGCTTACGACCTTGAGTTCTGGACGCTAAAGTATGCAGCAGAAGACTATGGGTATAGTCAGAAAAAACTTGGCGACAGGCTTGTGTACGAGATGGTTAATCAAGGATACATATACAAGCACTTTGATAAAATGACACCATCTCAAACAAGAGAGGATCACATATTCAGAGAAGAGACCAAGTACAATTACAGGGTGCGCTATGCGCTTACCCAAAAAGCAAGGCTGCTCGTCCAGAGATATTACCGCTATCTAGAAGGCGAAGATACTTCTCTGGATGCACAGCAATCTTAAACCGATTCATGTACTCAAACTCC